TGTGATACCTGCATCTATTTTGTACAAGTCTATAACTCGTGCAACAGACTTAGCATCATCAACATTCTCGTAGAGAGCGTCTTGCACCCACTTAGGCTGATCCTCTGCCCAATCATGGAACTTGTCGTCCTCTCTTATCTGTGAAAAGTCAGGATGCAGTTTCATAAGTTCAGCCTCAGCTTTCTCTTTTACTGCCTCCACTCTCATCTTTTCAATATTCTCAAGCCTTTTATCAAGATCGTTTGATCTTTCTCTAGCTTTTTTATCAGCTATTGTTTCTACTATACCTGCTACGTCAGGATATTTTTTAGTCCACTCAGCTATTTCATCTTCAGACTTGGGTAGTACCAACTCATTTCGAGTAGCTTTTGATAGCTGATCTTCAAGAGCCTTGATTCTTTCCTCAGTCTTCTTATCTTTGTCTGCCATGTGTCTCCGTAGATCACCGTATCTCTTCTTAAAAGACTGCTCTTCTTTTGAAAGACTCTGATCCTCTTGTTTTGTTTCGTCTGCCTCCTTAGCATCAGATACTTCTTTGACCTCCTCAGCAGGTTCTCCACCTTGCTCTTTGGCTTTGAGAAGTGCTTGTAGCTCCTCCTCGTCTTTTTTGATACGCTCTGCGTTTTTGTTTTTGCGTGGGCGTGGATCAACAAACCCTGCTACTTTTACTTTTTCTACGTTTTCTAACTCTGGCATAATATTTACTCCTTTTGTTGGGGCTGATTTTCATCAGGTAGCCATTTTACCGCCAAGACCTTTCTTGACGTTACGCTTTTTTGGTTTAGTTTTCTTCGGCTTTGAGGCTAAACCACCCTCTTTAAACATACCTTGATTTTCATCTTTTCTATCAAATCCAAAACTAGGAGATAATTCTCCTGAGGCTGTAAAACCTGTAAACGCTTCGTGGTATGCTCTATCCGCAGCAAAAGCATCACCTGTCTGTTGAAAAACTTTATCAGCTTCCTCTCTAGCTTTGCTCATACTTACTCCGGGAACTTTTCTTTCTTCTTGCTTAGGTGCTTCTTGCTTAGGTGCTTCTTGCTTTTTCTCTTTTGGCTTATCCGCGACAGACTTTTTAGCAGCTTCTCTTTCTGCGAGAAAAGCTTTAGCATCCGTAACTTTTCTTTTACCTGTTGTTGGAGGCTCGTAGTCTAAAAATCCTTGAGGCATATCTACTTTTGGTAGTTGTCCACTTACGGCTCTTAGTTGCCCTATAGTGGGTTCTGCCACAGAAACACTTGGTTGCTCAGGAGCTAACGCAGGAATATCTTCTCTCTTAACTTGAGTTTTTTCTGCAAACGCATCCGTAGTTGGTGGAGTATACTCTGGAAGTGTAACTCTAGTTGGCGGTGTTGTCTGTCCAGTAAATTCTTTTGGTGGATCTATCTCTGGAACAGAAAGTCCTGCTATAACCGCTTCTCTCTCCCTAAATTCCTCGTTAGACATAATCTGATCTTGCACTACAGGTACATCTGTTTTTAAGGATGGATCACTTAGCACAGGAGCATACACATTTTCAGTATCTACTTTCTGCTCTTCTGCTATTTCTGGAACAAGAAAGTCTGGTTCAGAAGGTCTACGTGGGGGAACTTTTACCTCTTGAACTGCTCCTGATCCAACTTTTAGACCTGTAAAAGTATGCTTTCCTATCTTTAACTCACCGTGTTTAGCTACTTCTTTGTTGTACCAGTAATCTGAATCGTTTAAACTTTCTTGAGGTACAGCATTTTTGTTTAAGTAGTAGACTGCATTATTTGTGTTATCAACAAAACGAGGATCTCCATACATGATACCATCAACAATCCTAGCTGCCTGTTTATATGCTTTACTTGTAGGCTTAAATCTATTTGGATTATTTCCTCCTTTTTTAACACTATTCCAAGTAGAGAACTGACCATAACCTTTACTGCTCGTTGCCGTAACAACACCTTTTATAGTTTGTCCGTTCCACTCTCCCATAGCATTCTCTTCAGGACTCCATGTTCTAAAAAATCTACCATCTTCCATTCTATTTTTAATTACATGTGCTACTGCAAGCTGTCCTGCAAAGTCTTCTCCACTTGCTTCACCTAAAATAGTTTTTACCCAAAGATCTTTATCTTCCTTTGTTATTTCAAATGTTGGCTTATTTACTGGTGTAAAAAATGGACTTTCTGCTGCATCAGCTTTCATACTAAAAAATCCATCTTTATCTTGTTCAACTAATCGTGTATAGTTCTCAGGTGTAATCGTTTCGTAATTTAGAATTTCTGATTTAGGTTTAGCTTCATCAAGTATTCTTGCATTTTTTTCTGAAAGTGTTTCTTCTGATTCTTCCATCCCTGAAGAAGGTAAGGTTTCCTCCACAACAGGAGCATCTGTTTCTCCTGCTTTGTAAAAGTCTCCTTCTAGTGGTGTAGATTCCACACCCTCTTTGAAGCTAGACAAATCAGGTAATAAACCTTCTTCAAATCCTGCTTGGTCATAAAGAGGCACACCTGTAGTTTCTCCCCTTTTACCTGTAAAGTAATTACTAATAGACTCCACCAAGCCTGTATTCTTTGCAACAGTAAGAACCTGTTGTAGTGCTAATATCTCCTGTGAAGTTAATGACTCTCCTGTAGCAGGATTTACTCCTGATCGTAAAGCTTTATCCGCATAAGAACGAGCTGCATTTTCACTCATTCTTTGTAAAAAACCTACCACAGGTATTTTAGCAGTAACATCTGCTAGTGTGCTATCTGATTGTTTTATATATCTCTGCCAGTCTTCTGGTTTAAAATCTGCAAAAGTTTTTGGTGGGGCTTGCACATCGTCAAATGCACTAGGTAAGTCAAAAGCAGTCCCTGTTTGTCCCATTGCTCTGGCTCTCTCTGCTTCACTTTCTTGTCTATCTCTATCGTCTGATACCGCTCCTGCTCCTGCACCTACTATATCAGATGCTATAAAATCTGGTGGTATATATTGCATCGGTTTACCATTAAAGAATGGAACAGTAATTGTCTTACCTGTAGCAGGGTTCGTAAAGTTTCTAAGTTGAAATCCTAATCCTGCAGGAGACATTGAACCATATCTTTGGTTTGGAACGTAAGATTGTCCAAAAGCTTCCTCATAAGAACCAGTGTCACCACCCTCTTGGAAACCCATGATGCCTCCTCTATACGCTTCTGTTACCTCTAACTCCTCTAAAGAAAAAGGTAACTCGTCTTGCTCTTCCACTGGCTGTCCACCAATACGTCCATCTGCTTCCATTCTCTGTAGACCCACCTTGGCTTCGTTACGCAGGTCTTCAAACTTTTGTATGCCGTGGTATCTAACAACATCTGCAGGAACAACGTACTCACCTTCACTAAGCATGGCAGGTATATCATCTCTAACTTCTTCTGCCATACTACCTGATGGAACTTCATTACCACTAACAGGGTCTTTATCAACACCATCATCAGCGAGGACACCACCCTCACTCATAAAAGCAAAATTCATTTGTTGATCTTTGTTGAGTTCCTCAGCTTTTTCCATTGTTCATCATGTCCCTTAGTTGCATCAAGCGTCTAAGAGCAGATATAGCACCTTGCAGTCTGTATATGTCAGACGGCTTTTCTGTTTGCTCTATTGTTCGCTGATAGTTTACAATTGATCTTTGTAGCTCTTCTACAAAAGCTTCCCATAGTTCTTTATTATTCGTTAACTCTTTAATCTTAGACATTACCTGTAAATCCTTCTTCATCTGGCAGTGGTGCTGTACCTACACCTATTTGTGATCCACCACCGCCTGATGTGTCTTGTACATTCGCTCCTGCAGGTGCAGGTGGTACTTGCTCACCTTCTGGTGGTTGTGGGGCTTGTGGTTGCTGTGGTTGTTGTGCCTGAAACTTTTTAAATATTTCAGATTGTATCACAGCATCTTGCAAACTATTTGTGACCTTGTTAGGATCAAGATCCATAGCCTTTGCAATTTCTCTAATTATGTAATCCATCTTTGCAAACGGTGCAAGCGCAGGATTAGATGCAACCTGTAGGAACTGCATAAGTCTTTGGCTACGTACTTCATTTGCCATTAAACTTTCTGTACCCTGAGCCTTAACTTCCAAGTCTCCCTTAATATCTGGGTCGTAGTCAAACTGCATGTTAAAACTAAAGAAAGCTTTACCCATCGGTGCTAACAGATAGTCGTCAACATTCTTCACAACATTACGGATAGAACCGTTAGCTGCAGACATTAACATAGATATTCCTGATGCTGTACGTCCTACACCCTGTATACCTGTCTGTCCGTGAGCAAAACTTGGGAAGCCTGTGCTTTCGTCTGCAAGCACTCTGGCTTTGTCAAACAGTTGCATATTCTCTGCTGCTACGTTTGGAAACTTCGTGCCAAAGATAGCTTGTCCGGGTGCGCCGCCTTGTCTCCTGAATATTTTTCCGGGATATACGCTGAGGTCTTGTCCGGGGACTAGATTAGTTTCGTCCACCTCCATAATCAGATTGCCACTCAGTGCTGCGTTGTCGATAGCCATACGCATAAAACCATTCATCAATGTCTGTGTATCATCCATGTTTTCTGCAATACCAACACCAAAGAAGCTGTATGGGTTATGCTCGTAAGGCACAGCATAATAAGGTATACGGACTGGCTTGAATGGGTTTAGCACCATTCTTAGAACGTGACCTTGACATATCCAGACGTTACAGTTTATCTGCTCTACATCTGCTAACTCTTCAGGTATATCAACACCGTTCTCTTCCAGTATGTCTGCATCTACGTATCCCCAAAACTCTAACACTTCGTAACGCTCTGTGTAGTTCTCTATAGCGTAGTCTTTCATGTCGTCTTCCCAATACTTCTTGTCGTATTGCGGCCCCATGTCAAGACATAGTTCTATAGACTCGCCACGAAAGTATGGTCTGCTTTTAAGGTTACGCATTTGTGTTTTGGATAGTTTATGTCTTTGCACACAATACTCTGCTTCATCCATGTTGTATGCGTCAGGATCAGGGTAGAAGTTCCATATAGATACGTGATCTGTTGATGGCACGGTCTTTATTGTTGGATCGTAGTTGCCATCTTCTCCCCAGTTAGGATACTCTTTGTCTAAAGCGAAAGGTCCTTTCATGATGCCTGTACCAAACAATGCCATCTCAAACGCTGTGTTACGCAACTGTTTGTTTGCCCCTGACTCTTCTAACTGGTCATGTATCTTCTTTTCCATCTTCTTTGCTGCGATCATAGCAGGGTGAAAAGTAACTGTTGTTTGTGTTTGCCCATCACCCTCTATAAGCTTTTCAGATACATTACCTAGTTTCTGCTCTAAAGGTCCTAATCTGTTCTGCAAATCAGCAACGGTTTCACCGGGCTTCAACTTTCCGTCTGGCGCAAACAAATAAGGCTCTGAAGGTTTATCTTCAAAAGCCTGTTTAAGATCATCCAATCCTTGTTCTGCATTTGGGTCTATGTTTATATGCACCGACTCTGCTACACCCTCTGGCAACTTAGTTGGGTTTACCGTGAGCGGGAAAGTGGTGTTACCAAACAGAACATCTATTATTTGTCCATATGCTGCAAGTGTTTTAGTTTTTGTTACCTTTACAAATACTCTGGACTTTTCTGTTTCTGTAAACTGAACATCAGGACCATATAGTCCTCTGTAGTTTCTGTATGCTTTGAGCCATCGTTGTTCGTCTTGTTGTCTTACATCTTCTGCTCTTTTAAACCTACCTTGTACAAAACTTACTACATCACTCTCTGAGCGAATAGCAGGATCATTGTCCTGCATCGCGGAGACACCATCAGTGTCAAATGCTACTTCGTTATCTTCTGCCATATTTAATATCCAAAACTAGGGTCAGCGACTTGAAAGCCTGTTCGCTGATTTACAGGGTTATAGTCCCAAATGGAACTTCTTGGTCGGGTCATTATGCCGTAGCGTAGTGCATCGTACATATGATCCATTGCGTTAGTGTCTACATCCTCTGGGTTCTTCTTGTCGAGTGGTAGCGAGGGCAGTTGAGAGATGAGGTTTGTACAATTATTGAACACAACCATACGAGGCTCTTGAGTGAACTCATCCACCTGTAGTCTTCTGTGTACTTCGTTTTTACCTGCAACTCTACTTCCTTTACTTCTATCTGAGGGTCGCCATCTGCATCCTCTTACTATCATCTGCTCTGCAAGGCTAGGTCCTGTATCTCCACGTTTATGCCAGAGCGAACTATCCAAAACTCCATACTGTATCCTACCATCATCTGCTTCTAACTGTAGTATCATATCTGCTAAATCTACCGCTAGAACTTTTGATACCTGCAACTCTCTGTATATTACTAACTGCTCTGCAGGTGTTATAGCTATCCAGACTACCGCAGAGTAACTCCCATAACCATAGTCACACGCTCTAAACTTTGTCCAACTTGCAGGTATCTTATATGGCTCTACCACATGTATCTGTCTGTTGAACTCTGGAAACGCAGCTCCTTCCGATACGTCCCAGTCCCCATCTAACAACTGTCTTCTTTGATGTTCAGGTAGAGACAATAGCATTGCCTCATAATCACCTGACTCAGCTAGATAAGGATTGTCAAAAAGATTAGCAGGTATGAAGCGTCTTCTAAAAAGAGGTTGCCCCTCTCTGCTATGACCTTTTGGAAATGTAATAACATTACCACTTTCTAACTCTGTTGCCCAAAACGGTTTATTTGCAGGTGAGGGATCTACAAACGTCTTCTTAACCCACTGATGTCCTGCCCCTCCGGGGTTTGTCGTTGCTCTCATATACAATCCTAACGATGGATCTGTACTTCTAAGTCGTGATCTCATATAGTCCCAAGCAAACGGTGTAGACCATTGAGTAAGTTCGTCAAATCCTATCCAGTTAAACGCTTGACCTTGGTATCGCATTACGTCTAGGTCACGATCTAGGTATGACATCCACAGTCTGCCCCCCTTAGGACTCGTCCACTGTGACTTTCTTTCTGACCACTTAATCCCCGGAATTGCTTTTGGATATAACTCCTGAGATTTCTGTATGAGTTCTCTTAATTCTTCTGTTGTATGTCTAACTAACAGTCCACTAAAGTTTGGGTTGTTTATACCGCGTAGTGGGTCAGCTAACATTGCAAAAGACTTACCGCCTCCTGCTGCCCCTCCATACAACACCTCTCGTTCTGATGCTGCTAAAAAGTCTGTTTGTGGTCCTTCGTTTGGCTTAAACAGTACATCAGGTTCTACCTCTGATGGTTCTGGTAGAACTATAGGTGTCTCAGGCTCTTGCGTTATCTTTGAGGGTGAAGCAGTCGAGCGAGTCTTCTTCGAGCTTCTTGATTTCATTAATCGCTTTTTCGAGCCTTCGGGCGAACTTACGTTTAATTGTAATTGTTCTCTTACGTCTTTTGTCAACTTCTATTCTTTTTCTTAGTCCTGTATGAGATATGTATCTGCCTGTCTCTTTTGTTAGCCAGTTGGCAACTTCTCTATAGCTATATTGCTTTAGGTGTATTTTAGCTCTGTCTAAAGCATCTAGCTGTATGCTTATGGGAACTAAGAAGTCATCATCCTCTGGATCAATTTCATAACCAAACGGTATTGTTTTTGCTACTCTAGGTATCCTATTCCAGTCTTTAAAAAACATATCAGGCTTTGGTAGCATCCAAAACCCTAACTCCTCGTTACTCATTCTTTCCTTCTTTTGCAGGTAGAACAAACACACCACCTGAAGACTCCACGTTTATCTTTTCTGTTTTCATGAAACCTGCTCTATCTAACAAGTCTCTAGCTGCAGTCATCTTATCTCGTATGCCTAGCTCTGTAGGATCAACAAGAGCAGATCCCATTGCTACTGCTGCCTTTGGCGCAACGCGAGCCATATACTCTTTTGTTGCTTCTGCTATTTCGTCTTTTAATCCTTTGATGACATCACTAGTAGCTGTGGTATCTGCATATCCTGCCATCTTCTTAGCTGTAACAACATCACCATTTGCACCATCAAACAAGACAGCCATAAACTTTTGTTGTTTTTCATTTAGAACTTTTGTCATCTTTTTCCTTTATTACTTCTTCTACCCAGTCACCGTTGTCGCCTGTATGCTCACATACTTCACATC